CGAAGAATGTGTAACACTATGTAATGTTGCATTATGACCATTTCCGGACATGTCTATCCAAGTAGTGCCACTTCCTGAATACGACTTAGGATTAGCAGCGTCTAATGCTAATACTAATCCATCTGTAATTATTTTCGGATTATATGCTACACCCATGTGACATCCTATGCAGTATTAAGTTGGCCACCCATATTACTATGATTTGAACAATAGTAATATAATGTAGGTGCACTTGCTGCAACAGTTATTTTTGTATATGCACCAAAAGTACCTGGCGTTCCAACTACAGTCACTCCAGTAGTATATTCACTTCCACTTCCATGTGTTCCATTTGCTGTTGTACTGAATCTAAGCGGATGACTTCCTCCAGCACCATTTGAAGCATCAGATTGTATAAAGAAATACGTATTACCTTCAGTAAGTGTAAGCGTTGGACGTTCTACACCGTCAATGTAAAATGCATTAGAACTTCCAGAATCATATGAACTTTTTGGTGCAACAGTTACTATATATATGGTACTTGGTGATTCACCTGATCTTATTGAATTAATAGTGCCAGTAAAAGCAGATAAGTCAACACCATCAACTGGTCTTCCAGAATCATTATTACTTACCCCGGTTCCAGTAATAGGAGCAGCTGGAGCTAATGGATCACCAGCTGTATTTTCTTGAGGTACTGTACCAGTAAATGTTGATGATGCGTCTTGACTATCAAGCGTAATTTGTGCGTTTACACCTAATACACCTTGATTGCCTCTACTTGTACCAAGTATTGTAGGTGTGAAATCATTTATAATAGTTGTACCCTTATTAGTAAATCTCGTTCTACCGTTAATTACGTCAACACTACCTACTTTGACAGAAGGAAAGTAATTTCTAGGTAACAATGCAACAGAAAAATCCCCGTGAGGACCATAAACATATGATCTACTAACTTCAGTTGGTGGTATGGCCTGCTCAACATCACCACCAGTGGTATTGATAGTGAGTAGATATCCTTGTATAAAACCATCTTCATGATAACAATGACCTCTATAATAAAAGTCTGACGGGTTTGTTCCTCCACTATTACCAGCACCGTAGGCTCCCATACTAATACAAGTTTTATTGTCTGTGTTCATAGTAAAAGTAGAACCAGTAAAAGTTGTGAAAGTTGTTTGTGGATAGCTTTGAAACTCCCAAGAAAAAGGATTATTTGAATTACCCCAATTATTTGGACTAGAAGGTGAACCTAATAAACTCTTCATTTGAGTTGTACTTAAAACTGTTCCTGCAGTTACTGTATTTCCATTCGGTAAACGTATTGGTAAACTTCCACTACGTAATTGAAGTCGATATCTTGATCTTTGACCACCAGTTGACCCACCAACATTTGAAACATCGTATGGAAAAAAATCAACTTGCTGTGAAATATCAACAGTAAATGCGCTATCAATAACATTGATACCTGCACTCGATTGATTTATTACAGTTGCTGTTGGCTTTTCACCGGAAAAACTCCATGATTCAGCAGTTGATGCTGAATTAACTACTGTTGCTGAATCATTTGCTGGTACAGAAGAATCAGTACCACCTGCTAAAGAAAAATTTATAGGATTATCATTGTTATTTTGTACTACTGCCCTTTTGCCTTCTGTAAAAATACCTGTGGCAGGCAATCTCATTGTAGTGCCACTTGGTAATGGAGAAGTAGCATCTATGTTAGTACCAAAGTATAATCCACCTGCATAGTAAGGAGTATTGCCCGGCCTATACGTATCAGCCTTCCATCTCGCTGTAATGTCTAAAGCTACACCGCCAACTGTAATTACCCAAGTATAGCATCTCTCTTGAACACCGAAGTATGGTTCAGCACCACTATTATTTCTAGTGGAATATCTTGTCTGAGAACCAGTGATAGTCCCTGTACCACTTTCAAATGTAGAATTAGTACCATCGTGTTTTAATATAGCAACAGCTCCGTTATGAGGAACTCTTAACTCAAATCTACCAGCACCTATTGAAAATAATGCACCAAACTGAGCGCCGGGTTGTCCACTCGAACTTTGCATTACATTGCTACTTCCACTTATATCTTGCATTAATGTATTTTGATATGCTTGCCAAGTAGAGTTATTATATTGAATAGTTACAGGTGCAGAAGAAGATGCTCCAGGCGGAATTGTGCCAGGAGGATTAGCGGTATAGTAATATTCAGGATAATAAGCATAAGCATTTATCGGTCCAAAATAAGTACCGTTTCTTACTTCTATTAAATCTTCAAAATCGTCTCTAGCTGGAAATGGTATATCATTATCTTGTACATCTATAACAACTGAACCGGTTGAACCAAGACCTTGTGTAGCTGAATCTACTGTAGCGTCACCAGTACCATTTCCTGAAAATGACAAACTACCAGATGAAGTTATAAATCCATTACCTTTTAAAGACAACTCAGTAGAATCATTGTTATGAATGATAGGACTTACGCCACCACCACTAATGGTTTTACCATTAACATCTAATATAATTTTTTTATGCTTATTATTGTTTGGTATAGTTATTACACCATTAACACTTTGTGTTAATTTATAAAACTGAACTGAGGCATCTGCTGTTCCAGTTAAAGGTACAATAGGACCGGATGAGTCAACTTCTGCAAATCCAAGTTGTGCAACAAATGGTACTCCCATAAGTTACCTATCCTTTAACAGTTTCAATAAAAGAAAAGTGGCTTCCGTTAAAAAATCCTACTGCTAATTCAACAGATGTTCCTAGTGAAACACCTTGCGAACCTGTTTTCCAATTAATTTGTAATGTATTTCCAGAACTATCAATTTTATCAACTACTACGGTTTGTCCTATTTCTAAACTTCCTACATCAACACTTAATGTCATATTTCCTGTGCAGTTAACTCTTAAATATTGATCATTACTAGCCGAAGGAGCAAATGATTGTGCACCTGCACCTGATATTATACTCGGTAAATCGCCTTTGCCGGGCCCTTTATATACAAACGTACCACTGGTGGCATCATATGTAAGTGAACCACTTCCACCTGAATCTTGTACTTGAAATAAACTTCTTACTTCAGATGAGTCAACTGAAATATTACCAGAGGCAATATCAACTCCATAACCACCCGCAAAATGTGAACGTACGCTATCAGCACTTGGTCCTGTATAAGTTATGTTACCAGTAGCTGAATCATAAACTAAACCTCCATCACCTCCAGCATCAAGAACTTGAAAAGAACTTCTTGCTGTTGATGTAATATCTGCAGAATCAAGTAAATCAGTTTTTAATTTTAATTCATTTAAAGCACCAACAATGTCAGAATCTTCTGTTGTGTTTAAGTTTGCTAAGTCACCAATTGTATTTGATAATTGATTTGTTTTCGTTACCCACGTTGTTACCGCATCTGATAAGTTAACTGTAGTTTTAGCCATCTAATTTCTCTATAATTTTAGTTAACATAATCTTAATATCACTTACTTCATTTTTTAAATTTTCAAACTCTTTTTCTTTTTCTCTTCTTTCCAGCTTTCTTTTTCGTGCAGCTGATATTTCTTGTTTATTTATATTAAGTATCATACCTGTTTCAGTATCTTTAACTATTCCATTATGACCTTCAACTTTGATATATGACATTACGCCGCCAGTGCAATAATTCTTAAATCAGTTATTCTTGGAACTTTTGCTTGATTAGTACTTCTAAAAACTATTTTAAGTTGAAATTTATTAAAAGGTTCCATATTTCCACCTTGTCCACCTATGAGATAGTTATATTCTCTAAAAACGCCTGGATCTTCATCTGACCCTATGACAGTTTCTTGTGTTGCTAAAGTATATTTTTTTTCTCTTATATTTTCATCAGCTTCTGCTGTTCTAAAAAAAACTTGAAAATCAGACGTGCTAGGTCTATTAGCCGCTAATATTACTTTTAATCCAACGGCAGCATCGGCTAAATTATAAATACGTGTTGAGTATTTTGAAGCCGCACTTCCTGCAGTTGATGAAGTTTCATCTACATAATTTAAAGGAACGTTAAATCCTATCGTTGCGGCAGAATCTTGTTTGTCAATTATATTATTAACTAATGTAACTGAAGACCTTTGTAAATCAATCATAGGTGATGCGTATGAATCCCAACCATTCATTGTTACTGCCATTTCAAATGACTTATTACCTGCACCTAATTGAGCGTTTTCTTCACTATCGTTTGCAACTAAAAACAATTGATTTGAAGTATTATTAGCATTAAGTTTTACATTTCTAAAATCAGGTAATTTTTGAAATTCAGTTTCTGCACCTGCTAAAGATTTAGCAGTTGTTGTTTTTATTGCTGCGTTTATTGACGTGCTTGATGGTGTTAACATAGCCATGTGTGGATAAACAAGACTATAAATTATATTTTTATCAGATTGTACTAATGTTCCTCCACCAATAGCGTCTGAATCTGCGGCGCTGTCTGCAGTAAATGTATAACCAAAAGCATCTCTTGCAACTACGTTATGTCCTTTATTTAGTAAATTTAAACCACCTACACCACTTGAATCGATTCCTGATAGTGTAAAATTGTCTCCTACTTGTAAACCATGATTTAAATGATTTACAGTAACAGTTTGCGACCCTGCTGTTGTTGTTATTGGATTTGGTTTTAATAATTTTCTAGGCACTGATGCATTAAAAAATCTTGCCTCTGCATTCTTATGCTTGAAAGATGCTCTGTGTAATTTAAAAGTTAAGTCTCTATTTTGTGAAGGTGTGAATGTTACACCATTTTGTGAATAAAATAAACTTCCAGTTATAGGTTGTTTATTTACTCTTTTTTCAGTGGATCCTACTACAAATTTATTTATTTCTGCAATATAAACTTCAAAATCTTTTGAATCTGCAACTATTACTACGGCAAAGTCTGTTAAACCTTTTAAATATACAGGTTCTTCAAATATAAATTCAGTTGAGACAGATGCATCGTCAGACGTATCCGATGAAGTTAATCCAGTTTTTGATGAAATAGCACCAGGCAAAATTAATGATGGTGAAGGAGTACCATTAATCATTGGACGTAATTGAACTTGTATCGGTGATGAATCAACAGCTCTAAAATATAAATCTATTTTAGTGCAATAAATACCTCTAGGCTCATCTATAAAAAAAGATTGCGCAAGCGGTTGCTTACCTATTTTATAACCTGTTGAAGTTACTGCCATATATATCCCCTATTTCAAAAATAATCCTGTTAAGAAAAACGTTATAGTTTTATAATAATAATTATAAGCCGCTTTTAAATCTTTTTTAAGTCCTCTTCCATAAGCAATAAAATCTTTAAACTCTTTATATGCTTTTTTGTGTTTTCCTACATTAAGTAATTTAGTACCCCAGTTTCTATAACCTCTTCTAAAAGCTTCACCATACCAGCTTCCGTGATATTTATTAGTACACCAAACAATTGCTTTATGTCTTTCTAGAAGTGTAAATGCTCCAGTACTTAAACCGTGTGTTGCAACAACGCATTGTTCACCATGATCACCAGTTTGTTCACCTGTTCCACCAGATGTGCTTTCTGGATTATCTGGAACACCATCATCATTCGTATTATAACCTAAATCTTTTCTATAATTGTTTTTTGTGCTCCAGCTGTTTCTTCTACCAGAAAGAATTGATTCAAGAGTTAAATTTCTATCAGCAATGATTGTACCTCCGGTTATGTCAGGTCCTCCATCATTATCATAGATATTTCTTCCTCCGCCTCCAGTCAATCCATAAATATCCACGCCTTGAACATTTAGTTGCCTTGTTGCGTTATATTCACCTTCTCTTACTTCAATGAAACCTAAACTGGCATATGGTGCTTTAGCTACTGCAGCAGCATTTTTTTCATCATCTACACTTATATCCATAATTTTAAATTGTTTTGTTCCAGATTGAATTTTTAAAGCATCATTATTTGGTACTATAAAAGAACCAGATACCACGCCATCACCATCAGAAACTAATGCATTTTGTCCGTCAGGATGTTCAGTTAATCCTTTTAAAGTGTCTCCGAAATCAGTAGCATCATCTGAATATCTTTGAAAACCTGAAGGACCAGTTTGTCCTTTAGTAAATGCACTGATATTAACTCCATCTAAAAATGGAAAATATAAACTGTTAGGTCTTAAACCTTCAGCTTTAAAAAACACTTTTTTAGAGCGCATAAAAGGTATATCTTTAGTTTCGAGAACTCTGTCTTCGACAAGTTCTAATATAGTTTCCTCACTTACAATTCTATTTACAATATCATGATTACTGTTTGTTTGACTTCCAACAGTAAGTTCATCTATTGGTACACCTCCCCAGTTCCATGACCAATTGTTCCAGTTGAATGCATTAACTGCTGAAAGTTTTGTTACGCCAGTATTAACTATTTTCTTTGGTCTTCTATCCACATCTCTCCATTCGTCAGATTGAGGTGATAGTGTTAAAGTGCCGTCATATATAGTTACTGAAAATGGATTAATTTTTATTGCATCACTTGCTGTAGTTTGACTAATATATTCTTGATCATCATATGCGATGTAAACGTTATCCCCTCTTTTAACGGTTTTTGATGTGCCTCCGTTTGCTGTGGCTGAAGCTGCTGAATCATATATCAATCTAATATTTTCTTCAATACATGCCGGCCTAATTACATGTTCTTGAGGATCAAGCGCATATCTTTGTTCTCCAAGCTTTGCAGCAAAGTCAGCTCCAACAGCATTTACAAAATTATCTACAATAAAACCAGATTTTGTTCTGTCATTTCCTGCTGAATCTAGTACTTGAAAAAACTTTGTATCTATTTCTAGCAAAGACAATGCCGCCATCTCTTCAACTTTATCAACTCTTTTTTCAAGTCTTCCTATATCTTTCATAGTAAATCTTTTATGATCAATCTTTGATATGGATAAATCTGATTCATTAAGTGTAGCTGCACCAAAAACTATATCATAAAGTGGTAGTGTTTGATCTATTTTATTTGGTGGTGTAGGATTAAATGCAGCTGGTCCTGGTACTAATGTAATGAGTCCGCTTCTGCCTATAACCAACTTAGCTGATTGTGCTAAGTTATACGTTATATCAGAGTTAACGACTGATCCCGGTTTTGGCTGTTCTATTAAAATCGGACCTCCAGAATCAAATGAACCTTTAGTGCCTACAACAGGTCTAAAATCTAAGTAATCTCTTAAGTTTATAAGATTTCCATTTGCTCTTCTAAAATTAGGTATTTGTGAATATTCTATTTGACCAGTATAAGAATTTGCTGCAAAGAAATCACCGCTCCCTGGAGATGTAAAATGTCTAAAAGTTATTGAAACGTTTCCGCTTGGTGCAGATTGTCCACCATTAAGAACCAAGCGACCTAAACCATAATGATCATCTCTTTGACCGTTATCAAGTGAAAATCTATTTAGAACGCTTACATTACTGTCTGAAGCTAATACCGCACTTTGTATATCAAATATGTCTGGTTTTTCAAGATTTATGAAAGCAAAATTATTTAAAGAACCATCGGATTCAACAGCATTTGAAACAGTTGTTGTGTTTAAAACTTTTTGCCTTATGCTGGCTTGACCTTTTTGAACATAAGATAATAATTCAATATTTGATGCACCGTTAAATCCAGAACTAACTCCAAAATCTGCAGTTCCAGCAACTTGATTTGTATTAGTAAAACTTATTGTAGGAGTTAAGCGTGATATAGCACTGTCAGCAGGTGCAAATATCCAGTCATTTTGATCTGTAAAAGCCTCACCTGGGCTAGTCAGCGGATCAAGTTGTACAACACCTGAGCTGTTTGCACTTAATCCAGATTGTCTCCTTTGAGCAGTGTAAACAATATTTGAAATTGTTTGAGGTCTACCGAAAGGAACTTTAAATAAACTTGTATTCTTATTTGCTTGTTTCAATATGCCTTTAGAGTTTTCTAGTTTTAAATCGAAATAATTTGATGTGCTAGTACCTATAGACTTAACATCTCTGAAAGAATTACCAGAATTTAGTTGTATGTCCATTAAGTGAAACTTTAATTCACTACCTGTTCTTGAAACAGCTTTTACTCTAGCACTACCAATTGTACTTCCACCATGAGAATCTTCAGTTCTTAAATTTAATTTTTCAAACGTATTAATATTCGGTAAACCTTTACTTGTACCACCGCCATTACCGTTTCCAGTAGGATCATTAATTACGTGATTGCCAAATTCTATTCCAGTGGCTTCTGAAGAGTCAAACAATGTTGCAGTTGGTTTAGCAACACGAATAGTCGTTGGAAATGTTCTTGCTGCTCTATAACCGTCAACTACAACAACACCATCACTTACTTTTAGCAATAAGTGTGTATTTTCGGAATCTGGTTCAAAATTAATTTTGAAAGGTTTTACAATATAATCGCCTGAATTTTCAAATATTCTTTTTGCAACTACGTCATTTGGAATGTTATAAGCAGAATACGTATCAATTGCACTGTAAATTCTACCTTTTCTTATAGATGCAACATGGATAAAATTTTCACTTGCTGTTAATTCAGATCTCTCAGCTATAGTTAATCTAATTCTATAACGATCAGCTCCTGGAGCAGTTAAGTTAGGTACAGAACCTTGATTATCGTAAAGTGAATTATCATCACTAGCAGTTATTACATCTTCAACAGATTTAAAACCAATATCTGTTGTAGGAATATCATTATATTTAGATATTATTTTTGTTTGGTTTTCAGTAAAAACAAAATTATTTCGAGCATAGTATATGCCACCTAAGATTGTAACTTGTGTACCAACACCGACTGGAGGTGTTGTAACACTAGCTGGCCCAACTTTTAATGTTTCTGCAATTCCAGAAATGTTTAATGTTTCACCGCCAGACATTCTTACTGTAACAGTATCAGATGCAGATTGAGCACCATCTGTTTTTAAATATTTCACATATAATGTTGCTGGTTCGTTTGGCGTTACCGTATTGTCTGCAGTTACAACTTCAAGAACTTCTGCTTCAATTGTTGATGAAGCACCAGTAATTGTTCTACCTAAAACACTAGCTGAAAGATTACTAAGTTTATTTGCGTTTAAACTTTCATCTAATCTAATAAATTCGTACTTTGGATTAATATTGACGCCACCCGGTTTAACCACAGCACCTTCTTTAAATACGTTATCACCTAATCTTGATATTTGATTTTGTAATATTGTCTGTAATTGTGTAAGTTCTCTTGCTTGTAGACCTACACCTGAATTAAATAATATTCTGTGATATCCGTTACTATCACGAAAATCGTCTTTATAAGTACTTGAAAAGGTGTTTTCAGTTAATGTTGTAGCCATATTATTTTCCTTAGAGTGTCATTACTACTTTAATATCTTCAGTTTGATTATCATTTCTAATTACAGGTGCTCTATTTTCTATATATAAAATATCACCAGTTGTTATATCATATCCTTCAAATGAAAATGAACTATCACCAGCACCAGGACCTGCATCAATTAGCGTTGCAGTAACAGAACCATTTGTAATTGTATCTCCAACTAAAAACTCTGTAAACCCTGAACTATCATTTTGATGAAAGTAAACTCGATTACTATCAACCTGATCAACAAAAGCTCGAGCTGGTGGAGTTTTACTATTCGTAATTAAATCGTCCACTGCAAAGCTTGATGTTGATGATGTTTTTAAAAATCTTAAAGCTTTTTTAGAAGTTGCTGTAACTACACCGAGTGAAGATTCTGGATCTCTTATTAACATTACTTGTCTAAAATCAGAACCAGTTCCACCGTGTGAACTATTATCTGCAACTAAAAATGTTGAGTTTTCATTGCCTGCTGGTTTTGAATTAAACATAATAGATGTTGATTTTAAGTCGTCTCGTGGATCAGCACCTATACCGTTAGGTGGTCCAAGAATAGCTCGAGCTTTTGCTCCACTTCCACCGCCAGTATCAGTAATCACAATTGATGCGTTATTGTAGTTTTTACCAACTGCAGTAACATCTATTTTTGTTATTGAACCGTTTACTACTGTTGCAGTTGCGGCAGCACTATCACCGTTGCTACCATAAGCGGTGCCATTACCAGTTATTCTAACACTTGTTGTGCCTTGTGTATAGTTTGTTCCTCCATCAGTTACTACAATACTTATGACTCCACCTTTGATCGCTTGAAGTTGAACATTTCTTTGTTGTAATAAAAAGCTGTCTGAAGAATCAAAAACATTGTCAACTTTTTTGACGGGCATAAAATTTGCTGATAAGAAAGCACTTGCATCTGATGAAGATAAGGCATATAAAAATTTCCACGTATAACCGTCAGCTGTGGTAAATTGTGTCAATGAAGTACCAGTCGGTTTTACAGTTGATACGTTTGCATTACCATTGGCATCTTTACTTTGTTGTAAACATATATAAACTTGATTATCTTCAGTTAAAACATAATAACTATTAGTTGGATAAGTTGCAAAAGTATCATCATATGCATCATATATTGCACCTTGTGACCAAGTTCTTCTTGGTACAACATAAGATGCGGCAGCAACAGCTTTTACAGATTGTAAACTTGTTCTTGCATCTCTTATTGATTTTGGCGTATCTGTAGGAGTAGGTACTGTTTCGTCTACATTCCATTGATCATTTTTACCAATACCAATATAATATCGATTAGTTAAATTATCAACTTCATCTAGTACATTTTGTAATAATTGTTTTTTAAACGGGTCTGTAATTATTGCTGACATATTCTATTCCTTATGATACCGTTACACTACTTTGGTTTCCTACTAAAAACCAGTTTGTTCCATCCCATATACAAGTACAACCATCAAACTGTGCTAAAACAAACTTAGTGTCTGTACCTCTAAAACTTGCTGGTGTTACATGCATTGCGCCTGCACCTTTGTTTGTAAAAATTTTATATTCACCTACTGTTGTTCCATCTGCAAGTGATACATTTAATTGTGAACCTTTATTACCAACTATCAAAGTAGCTGCAGTACTTGCCGCACCGTTAGCAGTTATGGTCGAAGAACTAAAGGCCGCTTTATTCAACTCAACTGAACCTGTTCCCTTTGGAGTCATAATTATATTTAAGTTGGCTCCAGTACCAGTAGCAGAAAGTGTTGGACCAGTTGTTGATGCACCGTTTGCAAGTGTTAATTCGTTAACCGCACCCGTAGTTGCTGTTACCTTAATAAGCTCATTTCCGTTTACATCATTTAAAGAAGTTCCAATTTTCGGTGTATTTAAAGTCGGTGATGTTAATGTTTTATTAGTTAAAGTTTGAGTGGCAGCTATTGTAGTAAACGTTCCAGCACCGCTTGGTATGTTTATTGTACCACTGTTTGATATTGATGAAATAACTGGTGTAGTTAATGTTTTATTTGTAAGAGTTTGTGTGGCTGAATCAAGTACTAAGTTTCCACTAACGTCTGGTAAAATAATATCTCTATCCGCTGTTGCATCTTTTGCTTTTAATCTTATTTCAAAATCATTGGCAGTTGATCCTTCAAAAACAATTGCATCATTTTCTAAAGATATTTCAGTTGATAGGTTATTACTATCAGCTAGAAAAGTATAGATTTCTCTAAAGTTAGCATTTATCTTAGTGCCAGCTGTTCGTAATGTATCTCCATTACCGTCATTAGCCGCACTTCCTATACCAATATTTTGTCTAGTCATATAATCTTCCTAATAATAGTTCTATTTATACATAAAAATAATCATTATGAATTAAAAGATGAATCGAATTGTTCATTATCCATTGTTTCGACATCAAGTGAAAAGTCTGGTGTTGAACCGCCTGCACTATCTCTTACATCACTATCATCAAACGTAAATGATTTAGCCGTAGTAATTTCGTCAACATTACTATAAAATTTTTCAAGTTCTTGTGCAGTAAGTGCTTGATACTCACTAACTTTTTCATCAAGTCTTGATCTAAATGTTGTACCATCTGAATCAAATAATGCAGTTAATTGAGTAAATGGTGCAACTACATCTTCAATTACTTCACTTACAAGTGTAGGACCAACACTACTATCAAATATTGATAAAGGTGCTAATGGAGATATACTTGCTTCAACGTCTGTAACCACTGAACCTGCTATGTAAAATCCAGCTGGATGTACAAACTTTTTATATAATTCAAGCCAAGTGCTTTGAGATAATGGACTTTTGATTAATATTGAAAAAATCTGATACAAAGCGTTATTACGAATAAACTTATTCGATTCAGGTCCTATCTTACTTAATGGACCAGATGAATCGTGACCGAGTGTAAAAATATCTTTTTTTGGAAATTCTACATCAGCATTAACTTGAAAGAAAGCTCTAAAAAATTCTTCTATTGAAAATCTTGTTCCTTTAGTTCTATGTAGCTCATGTATTCTTTGAGCATAAAAATTTGCGTCAGTAAAATTATCACCTGTATTGCCAGCAGCTATTTCAGATATCAAATTAGGTAAAAAATTATCCGGTATAGATTGCGTATCTCTTAGCTGAAACAAAGCTCTTAAATTATGATCAAAAGAACTTGCACCGTCTGAATCTAAAAAATCATAATATTTTTCTAAAAACGTAATAAACTTAGGATAGTCAGTAGTAAAATGTTCAGGTAAAGCGTCACGTACTTTTCTATCTAAAAAGTTATATGGTCTTCTAAAACTGCTATAATTAATATTACTCATTAGTAACCTGAACTAGAACCACTTGAAGTTGTTGAACCACTTGAACTTGTTTGTGTACCACCACTCAAACTAACTTGTGTATTTTGATAGTCAAGAATAGCATTGGCTTTTGAAATTTCTTGATCAAGATTTAGTAGTGATGCTCTTAAAGGTCTAATAGTACTTTGATTTGTAGGTAAAGCTGATATTTTTATTGCAGTTCCTTCAAACGCAGTAACATTTAAACCGGTTAAATCTATTCTACCGGCTGCAGCATTATACGACCCTATATTATCAATTACAACATTACCTGATGTATCCACTACTTCCATAATTGTGCTACTTAACCTATTTCGTAAAACACACGATATATTATTAACAGTAAATTTAGTAGATGAAATAATATAAGTTTTATCATCAGGCACTGATATTGGAACTGGAAAATTTATATTGTAACTTCTTGTCAATCCTAATGAAGGTGTTAATCTCTGCTGAACTTTAACTTCCATTCTTGTATTTAATATAGCTTCATCTAAATCATCAATAATTGTTAATAAGTTTGATCTTCTAAAAACTTGACCAAATTTCTCTAAGTTATTTGCAAAGAATGTTTGTATAGTTGATTGAACAAGATTTTGTGTTGAACCTGCGGTTCTACTTGTAAGGTCCGGATCAAAATTAAAAGTAGTAGATAATTCTAAAAATGTATTTACTGGATCAACATATACAGTGTCAATGGTTGCAATTGCAAAATTATCTGTTAGCTCAGATATGATTCTTGATTTAACATTTTGCTGAGTTGCAATATCAACGTCATCTTTAAATTTTAATGAAACATATACTCTACCATAAACCGGTGGATCGTTATCTGCGCCACCCCAAGTCGTTACGTCATCTACAAAAGAATTAAAATTTGTTAATATTTGACCTCTATAATCTTCAGCTGTAACCATTCTTCTTTGTGATGTAAAATAAATTGGTGCGTTTTGTCTTATTGATTCTATTCCTTCTCTAAAAGATCCACCAGCAGATGCAGTATTAGTCAATACTGATAAATTTTGACCTTTTACTTGTACACTTGTACTAAAAACTGTTGCTCCATTACCAGCCGGACCTTTTGTAGATAGATAATCTATTTTAATCATATTACCAGCACTCGGAGCTTTTCCAGTACTTAATCCATCACCAAAAATAATTTCATAATATCCGTTTGGAACTTCTTTAATTTGGTAATGAGTTGATGTAGGTGTTATTCTCTTTGCAGTGTTTATATTAGTATATGTATCAAATGTTGAACCTACAGCAGTATCAAAAACTCTAACTCTTATTGTAGTGGTGTCTATAGTTATATCTGGTATTACATATATTTGATTATCGCCTGTATCTCCTACAAAAAAAGTTTTTACTTTTTCAATCCCTTCATAAACTGGTATTTCGGTTATTCCATCATCGGTTACAAAGTTATATACACCAGCGGAATTAGGTGTAGCAGTATATTTTTCACGTGTTCTGAATGTATATGAAACATTATCAATTGATGTTGTGAAGGTTGCTCCTCTTGGTAAATCAACTAAATTTGGTCGATTAGATGCAGATATAGAAATAGATAAATTTAATTTTGCTTGTGATGATGTATAAGATCTTGGAACATAACCTAAAGCTTCAGCATGAGATATAATAGAACTTCTTAGTTGTGCAGTATTTAAAAAACTTTCATTAATAGCAAAGTTTGCAATTAACCCATTGAAATGTGTATTATATGCTAATACGTCTAATAAATTACTTAATCCAGCAGCTTCAAAATCATAATCATTAAATTCATTTTGCTTCTTAAGATAATCTTTTAATCTTGTTTTTATTGTATCAAAATCTAAATCTGTGGATTGAATTGTTGTTGCCATTTTATCTCAACCTTGTTAAATTAATTTCAACTACATCTTGTTGAAGTGTAGCTATTACTTGGAATGTTACTGTTACTCTTACCTCATTATTATCTGGACTAATCACACTGTTTATATTAAGAACTCTTGCCCTCGGTTCAAATGCTTCAATTGATTTTACTATTTCATTTTCAAGATCCATGTCATCAACTTCTGTACTTAAACGAAACAATAAAGCTGATAAGTTACCGCCGAACCTATGCATAAATGGTCTTTCAGTATAGTTAGTTAACAGTAAATTTCTTATTGCTTGTTTAACAGCTGCCAAATTAGTTTTTTTAAAAACATCAGCTCTTAAATTTGTTCCATCACTATCAAGACCAATAAATTTAGCTGAAAAACTCAAGTCAATATCACTATTTTGACGAGTTCGTGCAACATTAATTGATGCTATATTTGTGTTACCATCTTCTATAGAAAAAGCACGTGTCGGCATATTAAGTCCTTAAATTCTTTTTTCTATTTATAACGAAATCATGCATAAGTGCTTCCACTACTTGAACTTCCTGTACCAGCTGAACCGTATAAATTGTAAATGTTGGCGTTATATGTTGCTTTTGCATGATTCATTGAAGAGTTAGGCATGTAAAATTGTACGCCTTCGTATTCTTCAAATGTATGAATATGATATGGTTTAGGAACCTTTGTTTGATCAGTATATAGCGGATAAAAATAACCCGTTAATCCTGTACCAAAGCCACTTGAGCCAGTTCCATAGACAGCAAACGGTTTACTATCATCGGCAGGTTCAACTGTATTCAAAGTTCCAACAGTTTCATCTTCTTTACCTATTTCAATAAATTCACCTGTTGTTTGAACTGCGTTATTATACCTAGTTTCAATATCATTATTAAATGTTACTTTCCAAGGAGGTATAACTCTTGGCATAATTAATATTAAATCAACGTGTAAACTACCACTTGGATCAAATGTATCATAGTTTAAAATTAATTTTTCGTATTGAATATTTTGTTTCCAATAAACTGCTAGTTCAAAAGTTTTATCATAATCTACTAATCCATCATTTCCAATCAATTCATAAACTACAGCTCTACCCTTAGTTTTTAAATGATTTATACCATCAGTTTTATCGAGCACTTCTGCTGGTGCAGGTCTGTAATATCCTTCTGAAACAACTAGTCTGTAATTTTCAAAATCTTTACTACCATTAGCTGAATTAATTGTTTTCATAGCTTCAGCGTGTAAGTAATACTGTTTTGCTAATAATAATCTATCGCTTTCACTAGATAAATTATTAAAAACTACTGGATCATTATACGATCCTAAAAATTTTGACAGTGTTACATTAGAAGCGAGTTTTGTTCTTGGAGTAATAACACTTTGAAAAGTTGGATCATACTGTGCAGCTGGTACTATATCAGTTGTTTTTTTATCGATTCCCATAATTACCTATATGTTAAATAATCCCTTACCATTTTTAGTTCCTATACTTGAAGAACCTCTAAATGTAGTTGAACTTTTTGGATGAACTTGACCTGTTTTTTCTGGTATTATAACAGCACCCGCTGGATTTAAAATACCTTCTGAAAAAACAGCTGCTATATAATCTTCATTGTTTAGCGTGTTTGGATCTTTACTAATAGATCTATGTCTTTTTAGTGTAACATCATGTTTGGTTATGCCACCATAATTACTTGTTCTATCAATAATATTTTTCATATTTGCGTCAACTTCAACTTCTTTTACACCAATATCAGATGTATTTAAAATAGCATTAATTCTTGTATTTGTTGGTTGAGTTGTTTGATTAGTATTTGTAGCAATATTTGATGCGCTATGGCCTCCTCCTCCAATTCCTGCTGAAACATTTGCAGAAAGAGATTCAGTAGAGCAACCTTGCAAATCACCATGAAACGTTGGTGCAGTAACACCTTCAGTGTATGTACCTGATGTAGCAAATATATTTTTAGTGTATAATGTTACGTTGTCACCACCAAAAGTACCTGTACTGCTAATAACTGAAATATCATTTCCTGCAATATTAATATCAGGTGATGACAATGATATGTTACCTTCACTTGTAGTAATCAATGTACCTTTAACTGAATTTTCATATGTACCTTCTATAGTATAATCAACATTGCCTTTTACAATAATGTTTTTATCACCTAACACTGTTTTATTGTCAAATCCTAAAATAGTTTCAGATTTATTTTTAGTGACCGCAGCTTCATAATTTCTGCCAACATCTTGAATTACAGAACCTTTTATTGTTTCAACTTTGTCGCCTTGAACATTAATATTATAGTTACCATCAACATCTAAATCAAAATCTCCACCAACTCTCATCTTAACGTTTTGTTGATATGCTATTTCAACATCTCCTTCAATGATTACTTTTTCATCACCAAGTGATAATCTTATTGTGTTGGCTGTAGAACTAATAATGACTGTTCCGTCAGAACGCATCTCTACGCCAGAACCTGTTCTATGACGCATCATTATTCTTTCTCTACCATAAGTATCATCATACTCTATGATATGACCAGACGCAGTTTCTTTTACTTGGTTATTAGGATATTCAGATGTAGCTTCAGTTTTCAAATTTAAATTAATACCGGGTACACTACCACCTATATAAACATTTTTTGTTCTCGTACCACGTGCAATGTTGTTTACAGAAGAAACACCTATGTATTCTCTTCTCGGAAATTTTCCATCTGGATCAGATCTTCCATCATCTTTATCTTTTAATGATTCTAATACAGTATTACTTAATCTATTATATTCTCTACTCATATTATCTTACCAATTTTTCTGAAACTTTTTTAACGTTTGTTCTGGTTCCGTTAAATGCTTTGAGATAACTATTTGCATTTTTTGATATCTTATCCATTTCGTTTTCAAAGAATGCAAAATCTTTTTCAAATTTTTCTCTTGGATCACCATCAGGTAAATTTTCAGCACCAACCTTTGATATAATTTCATCTTTTGAAGCGCCGTTTAAGCTTAAATTTAATCCTTCCATTTTATTCATTGCCAGATCAAGATCTCTATCCAATTGCTTTTGAAAAGCTTCAGATTGAATAAGTTCATTTGCCTCACTTGGTGAAAGTATTTTTTTACCAGTTGAACTAGGCTCTGCAATAACCGGTGGTTTAGCTATAGTCATTTGTGTTCTTATTGGCATTTCAGTAAATTCAGAAATATCTTCATATTTGTAAACTATTTTATATTTTGAAGTTATGCCATCTCTTATTTTTTTAACTACATTGTACCCTGCGGCATCTTCAAGATTCCATTGATAGTCAGCATAGACTGGGTATTCAGGAAACGCTCTAAAAAAACCTTCTAAAAATTTATCGAATGCATCTTCTTGTTGTTTATTTATTGGTGTTGATTCGGTTGCTATGAAAGTTAGTTTTAAACCAGTTTGAGAAAAATTAGTAAACTGAGCATTTCTTGGTACACTTACTGGTCTACCTCTTTGTATGTTACCAGCACGGGTTATGATGTAATGAGACTGTATACCATATAGTATTGCATTATTTGTAACTTCTTGTAAACCAAAATCTTGTGCATCTAATCTGTTATTTTCTTCATGTATAAATTGTGCGTTTACTTTTTCCTCTGGACCGTACAGCTGTCCACTATGACCTAAAAATAATGCACCAATACTTTGATTATTAGAAAAACGTGGTCCTCTTATACTTTTATTTAATTCAGCTGTTATTTCATCTGGTGAAGATACAAAACTAAATTCATAATCAGCAGGAGTATTGAATCCATCAAATTTTTCTATATTTGATATTGGATTGTTAATATTTGGAGTTGGAATATTAATGTTTGACGTTTTCTTTGTAAGTTTATGTAAATTAGTAAAACCACCTTCATCAATCATGTCAGGCACTTTCCCGTCAAAAAGATTTGATATGGCTTCTTTTTTCTTGTCACTAAACACTGGAAGTTTATCTACTATTTTTGTACCTACTTGTTTAATAACACCAAAAATACTATTTGCTTGTTTATGAGCCATAACGTTTTGTTTACTTCTTCCTATTCCAGAATTTATTCCAATTTGTTTTGTAACTTTGCTAATTGTCATTCCTAAACCCGAAAAACCAAAAAAACCTTGCTTTGCTTTTACTATTTCAGTTACTTTTTTAAGTGCTTGTATTTTTGGACTTTGATTAGGTATAAGTGAAGTTTGACATTTTTTCGCATTAACAGCAAAATTTTCAGTGCTTAATAATCTTCTTTTATCAGGTGCCATTTTTGGAAATATTGTTTTTAATTTAGATTCGAGAAAACTCGGATTAGGATGAGTGATAATTTTCTTTTTTACTAAACTCGATCTTGCTGTACCTAACATACTTTGTATTGCAGAAGATTCAGTAATATTATTTAATAAGCCATCACCAAAAGTTGAACTTAATTTTGAAGGCATCAATCTATTTGTGACAACAGTTCCTTCTTGTGCAAACTCGGATAAGCTTATAACTCCACCTGTTTCTCCGTTGGTATTATCAATTGTTACACTTTCATTATTAAGTTTATTAAATTGTTGATCTTTAATTATTTGTTTATCTTCAGCACTTATAAAGCTCTTTCTTCTAGAATCAACATCTGATTTATATCTGTCGATATTTACACTACCACCACTTGGTGGTATAAAAGGTCCTGTATAAATAACAACCATGTTTTCAGTTATTTTGCCAGATGCATATGTTGGTGGAAGTGTAACTGCACCTGTATTTCTGTCATAATTATAAAAATAATCACCTCCAACCACTGGAATATACAGTGTACCTAACTCGCTTGTTCGAACACCGCCAACTTCAATTGGAGCCAGTCCATTTGGTGTTTGTACATACTGTACCGTATGTATGTGGCCAACTATTTGTATATCATCTTTATTGAGGCCTGGATCAATATATGTTAAGTAAGGTGATTCACCAACTTTTTCTGGCATTATGCTGCTCCTTTATCTCCACTAATAAAAACATCTTTAACCTGTATTGCATAATTTATTCTGTCATCAATTTTATTAGGTGCTCTATCTTCGATGGAACGTTCATACTTTTTTAACTGTTTATTATATTTAGCTACAACTCCTTGTGGTATTTCAAAATTTATTAAAAACTCTTCAGTTGCTGACTTTATTGTATTAGCTTGTCTTAGTAGTGCATCACCTAAATGTGGAAAAGTTTCAAGTTCATACTTTGTATATAAAAGTTGTGCTTCTAAACTTAAGTAATCTAGCTTCAAAATATTAGTTGCATAGTTAATTAATCTGTTTAATCTACCAGTTGCAGGATTCCATTGAGCTATACCTATAGAACCTTCTGATTCATTTTTAGCTTTTGGATCGACAGTTACACCAGATTCAACCATGAAGTTTCCAACTATGCCACAAGCTTGAATTAAACTATAGTTACCACCTGCCGGTGATGTGAAAAAGTTTACACATTTTTCTATATTTGAATTACCATCTAAAACAAAATCTATATTAGTGGCACCGGATGGATATTTTTCTGTGACGCTACTTGATGTTTCATTAACAATGGATTCTATTTTTGGTATTGATCCTACAACTAACGGAAGTTGCGAATCATCGCCATCTAAAAATATTCCATACACTTGAGCTCTTGGTTTTAAACTTGAATTTGAACCTAGTCCAGAACTTCCACCTTCAGTAACTGGTATTACTACCTGAGCCCATGGTAAATCATCATTAGGTATCATCTTTGTATCAGAAGTATGAATGCCTTGTATTCTAACTTTAACACGATCTAGTCTTAAAGGATCATTAACGTCAACAACAATACCAATAAACCACCTACTTTTATCGCCGTAATAAATTCTACTCATATTACAAAGTCCTCACCTAAACCACCTAGTCTACCACAATATAAAGTACTTTTAATATCACTTAAGTCAAATGCATGTCTTGCAGCGTATACAAGATAATCGCCAGACTTTTTTGTATCAAATTTAAGTTGACCCGTATCTTCTGTTGTACTAACATGATCTAAAAACAATATTCTAATCATTCTACCGATTGTGTAATTATTATCACCTGTCATAAATTCTCTACCTTTTACGGTTATTTGTATTGGTGACTTAATTAGAAAAGATTTTACTGATTCAGATATCACTTTTTTCTTATGTTCACCATCGACATCTTCATCTTGATAACTTTTAAAATCGTTACCGCCATTCCTAAAAGCTCCCGTAGATGACATTTGAGTTATATTTTTTGTTTCATGTTGTGAAAACTTTTTATCGTTAAATTTATAATCTGGTGCATATACAAATCTTTCATTTGAACCACCTAGTTTATTTTCATTTGATAATTCTCGAAAAACATCTTCAACATCAAATTTAACTTTGATAGGTGTTGCTGTTGTAGTATCATAAAATTCATATGATGATCCAACTAATCCTTGATTCATAATATCAAGTAAATCTTCAGTATTTTCTATTTTAAAATCTAAAATATTATAAAATTTTTGTGTACTAAGTGATGAAGTATTTAAACTAGGTGCAAATATAAAAGGTCTATTTATATTAATAGGGTTTTCTCCTAACATATCACCTAAATCTCTTAATATGAAATTATCTACACCTAACGTTGTATATAAGTAAAAAGGTAATCCTAACTCAGAAAGAGCTCTTTTTTTAATCCACATTGCTGATTGTAAAGGATTTAAATTTGGTATAATAACTTTAAAATCATTTATCTTTTCATCACCTATTACTGCTGTTGGTTTTTCTAAGTATTCATTTAATAATTTACTAATTATTGAAGTAGGTCTACCTTTATATGATCTATTAACATTTTGTAAAGAAGCTTTTAATGCATGATATTCTACACAGTGAAGTTTTATTGAATCGGTTGTTTCATCTGCTCTTATTGTATTATCAATAGATTTAATTAAAAATTCTTTTTTTATAGTATTACCAGTAGATAACTCCTCAACTTGTTGAAACTCTATTTCTAATTTTTCACCACCTTGAAAATCAAAATCCATTATAATATTATTTCTATCTACCATTATAAAATTAGCGGTTAGATAAGGAATCTCAATATTTTCATAAATCTGAAATGATACAATTACATTTTTAAGATCAACTTCTATATTTGATAATCTATCACTTGTAGATAATACAGCAGACACTATTTTATATTCTGTATTATTTTCAATGGCATACATATTAAACTCTTAAAGCTTTTTTATAACTTCCAATTAAGGTTGTGATGAGTGATGGTCTAATTACTTTGATTTGTTTTAAACTTTCGTTTACAGCATAGTAACCTTGTTCATTAGTTATTTCATTTACACCGACACCGGGATTTAATAAATTACCAGTAGCACTGTCAACACCTACATCTACTACACCAGAAGTGTCTGTATAATATGATGCAGCTAATCTTTCATCTATTGAAGAAGTAACATTTACTGTTTCTGTTATTCCTTGAGAATTTACTGATGATACTATTTCTCCATCTGCAGTAAAATTAACTTCACCTTCTATAACTATTTGACCTAACATAAAGTTTCTTTTTATTATTTTTCCAGATGCGCCTGAAGTATTACCAGTTACAGTTTGGCCAACTTTAAACTTAGTTGAAATGTTTTCACGTGTATTCAAAACAGTATTTGGAAATATTTTTTTAATGTATCTTTGAAACTCAGTATTAGTCAAAGGCCATCCTTGCTGGCGAATTTTATCATTAAGTAGATAGAAAGTCCAATAGTAAAGTGTTGTTCCATAAATTTGTAATGATACTTGATCAGGCCTATCACCTTCTCTAATATTGTAATAAGTTAAAAAAGCAATATCGTCTTTTATTTGATCAATCACATCAACATATTTTGAAATATCAGGAGTTATAGATGCTAGTTCATTATTGCCAAACGAATATGCTACATCACCAAAATCTTTAAAAAAATCCATTAGAAACCGTCCTTAATATCTTTTTTATTTAATGTTCTATATTCAACAAAACTTAAAGTTAAATCTATTTCATTAGGTTGGCCATCTCTTCTAAAAGTTCCACCTGTTGGATTAACTGTAGTGCTTACATTTCTTAAATAACAAAGTTGCATTCTTGGTATTCTTAAATTTTCGCCACCTTTGTATTTAAAATTAATTTGAAAAAGATTTGGAAATTGATAACCTAAGTCTGCCGAAACCGCATCATTAATGTTTACTGGAAATGTAGAAGGATACATATTCCTTCTAAAATGTTGTACAATCTGTTGAGCAATTGCTGCTTCTTGTTGCGATTCTGGAATCATTTTAAATTGAAAAGTAAATTCTCTTAATGCTACACCTCTAAATAAAGCTCTAACGTTTGGATTTACAATCGCTCGGTTTGTTAGTCTTAATGCATTTGCTACACCACTATTTAAGAAAGAACCTAAATCAATTGCTCTTGCAGCACCAACTCTTAATGCTGCTTCAGTTAATTGTTTATTTCCTGTCATTAAATCAAATATACTTTCTACACCCTGATTAGCTGCGCCAACAACACTTGCAAGTGCACCTGCACCAGATCTTACTAAAGCTTCAGCCGCAGCACCTGTAGCACCTAAATCTGCACCGTCATATTGAGCGTTATCGTTAAACTGCATAGTTAACGGAAAGTACATATCAACTACTGGTTCACCAGATACTAATTGTTCTTTCAACCCACCTAATATAACTCTTGAACTTACATCAACAAACTCACTTTCAGTTAATTTATCAAGATACTTTCCACCAGTACCTAATATTTTACTCGCTATTGATGCGTTTCGGCCAGCCGCGTCAGCATTTATGATATCATCTATATTATCGTAATCTTCATCATCACCTACATCTTCAAAACCTATATCAATATCATCAGCAGTTTCTGTTCTTACAACGTCATCACTTTTTGCTACAAATTTTAAATTATCTTTTGCTATTGAAGCAAATTTCTTTTGATTCTTTCCATCAACTTTTGGTGCAAATGTTTTCATAGTAAAAGTAACACGTGCTTGATATGCGGGATTTGAATTTTCTAGTGGATATGCTAAAGTTGGACCAACTCCTCCATAACTTTCATTTTGTACGGCATTTACGTCATTGTCTTGAGATCTTATTGTTGATGTTGGTTTTATATTCCTAGCAAATTCATCTGTTATCGAACCCTCTGCCCCTGTCACAAATTGTGTATTGTTAGAAGATGGGCCATAGGGTGAATATGGATTGCCTCCAGCAAAATCTGAAAAATCTACATTATCAGTCGCAAGACCCGGAATCGGTATATTATTAGGAACTGGCATTTTTTATCCTTATAGATATATTAAATATTATTTTTCTATTTATAACAAAAAACATGGCTTATTCTGGTAGATACTCAATCAAAAATGCATCTAAGTATAAAGGTGATGTTAATAATATAATATATAGGTCTTTATGGGAAAAGGCAGTTTTCCAGTGGTGTGATAAGAATCCTAAAGTTAAACAGTGGAGTTCAGAAGAAATCATCATTCCCTATTACTATGAAGTTGATAAAAAATATCATAGGTATTTTCCCGATATGAAGATAGTAATGGAAGATAAAACAATTTTAGTTGAAATTAAACCTGAAAAAGAAACACATCCACCAACCGGCCAAAGAAGAACAAAACAATATATTGCTGAAGGATTGTCATATATTCGTAACATGAATAAATGGGAAGCAGCAAATGATTATGCAAAAGATCGTGGTTGGGACTTTCAGATATGGACAGAAAAAACATTACAAGAAATGAAATTACTACAAGGTCCAGCACCGGGTAAACTAGGTAAATATAAACCATATAAACCTTTTCGAAAAAAACGTAGAAAAAAGTTATAAATAGTCTTATGAGTAATTGTTTTCATTTAGCTGTAGAAGGTGGTAAGTTGGAACTAACGCTACCTTTTTACACAACTATATTAGGTTGCGAACTTGGTCCTTCTGAAGAAGGTAAATGGCAAGACATTGATTTTTGGGGTAATGAATTAACATTACATGAAAGTGAACCAAGAAAGCAAAAGTCTTCAGATCGTGAAAGACATGATGTTGATATGGGTGCAGTATGTGTACCACACTTTGGTGTACATTTACCGTGGGACATTTATACTAAAGTAAAAAAGAATGTAGAATCATCTGTAGGTTTTTATGATAAACCGTATATAAGATTTGAAGGTAAAGAAACACAACAAGAAACTTTTTTTGTTGAAGATCCAAACTTTAATATGTTAGAAATTAAGAGTATACAAGGTACATATTATGAGTAATCTTTTTCAGAAACTTGAACTTGAAGCTTTTCGTGCCGGAATAAATCCACGTACACAAGAATCAAGAGAATGGTTTCGTAGAAGAATACAAAGATTAACGAGAATAAATCGAGATGCTCTAATGAGAGAACAAGAAATAAATCGTAGAGCATCTCATAGTTATGGTTCAATGTTTATGTATTTTTATGATCCAAAACATAAAAAGAAATTACCTTACTATGACAGATTTCCATTAACTATACCAGTTGAGCCAGCTGAAGGCGGATTCCGTGGAATTAATTTACACTACTTACCTCCAGTTCTAAGAGCAAAATTTTTAGATGCATTATTAAATGTAACAAATAATAAAAAGTATGATGAATCTACAAAATTTAGATTAACGTATGAACTACTAAATGGAACTAGAAATTTAAGATACTTCAAACCTTGTTTCAAACATTATTTACTATCACAGGTAAAATCAAGATTTGCAGAAGTTCCTGCACCAGAATGGGAAATAGCAACATTTTTGCCAACCGCACAATGGGAAAAAGCTTCTGCCGGTCGTGTTTATCAAGATTCAAGAAAGGCATCAAATGGCTAATAGTATAGAAGATATTAAAGCATTAGCGAATACAAAACTTGGATTTGCAAGAAGTAATAAATTTTTAGTTACATTACCAAGTATCGGTCCTGGTGGTGGAATATTCACAGGGATACAAGCACTTTTCAATAGTAATGGTGGAGGTGCAAGTCCAAGAGAACTTAATATTTTATGTTCAAATGCCACTATGCCCGGCAAACAAATATTAACAAATGATCGTAGAATTGGTATGGAATTTCAAAAAATGGCGTATGGGTACGCAGTAGATGATATATCCATGACATTTTACTTAATGAATGATTATGGAGTAAAAGATTATTTTGACAGTTGGAGATCAACTGTTATAGATGAAAATGGTATGAGTTCAAATTATAAAAACGAATACTCATATACAATAAGCATACATCAATTAAGACAACCATTAAAAGGTTTTAGTAGACAAGTAGGACCTATTAGATTTAATGCTGGATTAGGCGGTGGAAGTGTTTATTCAGTTGACTTATTAGAAGCTTTTCCTATAGCAACTAATGCTATTGAGTTAACTAATGACTTAGACGGTTTGGTACAATTAACTGTAACATTTGCGTATACAAACTGGAGAAGAACAAGAGGGGTGCAAAACTTTATCAATATGGATATTGACACACCTCTCGGTGGAATTGATATACTATAAGGAGTGAAACATGGCATTGCCAAAGTTAAACAATGATCAACCAGTTTATGAAATGGTTATTCCTTCTACTAAAGAAACTGTTAAGTACAGACCTTTTTTAGTAAAAGAACAAAAAAGTATGTTAGTTGCATTTGAATCTCAAGATATGAAACAAATTTTAAATGCTATGTTACTAAGCATTGAATCTTGTATTCCTGGGATTGATGTGAATAAGCTAGCAACTTTTGATGTAGACTATATGTTTACACAACTAAGATCAAAGTCAGTTGGAGAAACTTCAACTGTTCTTTATGCTTGCGCAAAATGTAATGAACAAAATGAGGTTAAAATTAATCTTCAAGATGTAAGTATTGAAGATAAAGAAATTAAAAAACCTTTGATTGAAATTAATGATGATATAAGTGTTCAAATGAAATATCCTACTTATGATGATATGATGGCATCTGATGTGTTTTCCGGAGAAAATATTTCAGTAACCAATGCACTTATGGAATCAGTTAAAACTTGTATGCATTCGGTACAAACAAAAGAAGAAAATATTATATTAGCACATGAATCAAAAGAAGAAGTTGAAACTTTTATAAATTCACTTACTAATCAACAATTAGAAAAGATAACTAATTTTGTTGAGAATCTTCCGACTTTAGCACATAATATTGATTTTGAGTGTATAAAGTGCAAGCATTTAAATAAAATAGAATTGAAAGGATTACAAGATTTTTTTTAGTTAACCTCTCTCATGAAACGTTGGAGAACTATTTCAAGACGAATTTTTTAATGATGCAACATTTCAATTATTCATTAACAGAACTAGAAGAAATGATGCCGTGGGAGAGAGAGGTTTATTTAATGTTATTAAACGATCATCTTAAAGAGCAACAAATAAATGCTGAAACACAGAGGTAAATATGGCTACTTTAGCTGAGATAAATCAAACGTTAATTTCTGTAGACGAGAATACTCAAAAAACCAGTAGAGGTATTCAAGGATTTCTCGATTATTTAGAAGAAAAAAGACGTGACGATTTAGAAGCCGAAAGAGAAGAAAAAGCCCAAAGAGTCCAAGCTAATCAGACAATAACTAAATCTGCAGGAGGTACTGGCGGAGGCTTTAAACTTCCCTCACTAAATTTAGGTGGATTAAGCAAAGGCTTAGCAGGTTTACTAACAGTTGGTGGTGCTTTAAGCTTAGCAAGAGCTATTGGTGGCAGATTAATTAAACGTGGTTTATTCGCAGCCGTTGGAGTCGCATTAGCCGACACCATTGCTGATAAACTTGTGGTTGGAAATGATCAAGCTTCTAATCAGCTAAGAACTACGTTATCGAATGCTATTACTGGTGGTGTTTTAGGTGCAACGTTATTTGGTAGAAAAGGCGGCATAATAGGATTAGTAGGTGGTGCATTATTAACTAATCCAAAAACTAAAGAAGCTTTTAAAAATTTAGGAACAAACTTAGAAGAATTTGGTAAAAAGCTTTTTGGTGACGTCGATGTTAAAGGAACTTTAGCTAATGCAGTAAATACTATGAGTGGATTATTAGGTGATGGTGTTACATCAATTAACAATTTATTAACTGGTGAAAGTAAAAATGTAGGTAAAGACATTGCGGGGTCTTTAGCAACACTTGGTGGATTGGCTTTCTTAGTAAGTCCTAGACTTACAAGTAAAGCTGGTAAAGCAACACTTTTAGGATTACTTAATGCATTTAAAAAAGCTGGTCCAAGAGGTAAAGCAGTTGCAGCAATATTAGGATTATTAGGTCTTTCTTTAGCAGAAGACGGAGTTGGTGTTGTTGGCGGAGATATACAAGGACCACCTCGTCCTCCTGAAAATGATGATACGTTATTTGGAGCAGATAAAAATACACTTATAGGATCAGGAGCTGCAATTGCAACATCAAAAGTAGGACAGACATTGGCATCACAATATGCAAAAAACGCAACTGTCGCAAGACCTACAACTATGACAGGAAATTACGCTATGCAGGGTAGCTTAAAACCTGCAGAAATTACAAAGTATCAGAGACTTCAAAAAATATTAAAGATTATCGGTAGAGGCGGATTAGCAGGTCTTGGGATTGCTTTTGAGTATCCAGCAATGCGTGATATAATTTTGGACGATTCTTTGTCCGATAAAGAAAAAGCTAAAAAAATGGCACCTATAATAGCACGTTCTCTCGGCACAGTTGGATTCGCATCTATCGGATCGAGAATAGGTGCATTTATTCCAATAAAAGGAAGTTCTATATTAGGTGGTATATTAGGAGGAATTGCTGGTTACTTTGGAGGAGACTACGCAGGGCAATTATTGGGAGAGTGGTTACTAGGTGGTGATCCAAAACTTCCAGCAGATAAAGCAGAACAACTACAAAAATCCATGACATCTAAACTGATGAAAGCAGTCGCTGGCCAAGGTAAAAAAGAATTTGGTACGGGTATAAGAACTAGTAAATTTCAAGATATATCAAGTACAGCAGGATTAGGCATGGAAAAGTTACCATCTGTTTCTGCAAGCAATATAGGAAATAATATAACTCCAATGTATCCTCAATTTGATGGTCCTGGAGCAAGTGCTTCAAATGTAGTTAATTCCGGAAATACAAACACTACCACTACCAACAATGTAGGAACTACTGTTGTAGATAATAGTAGTGCTTTTGATGCTAAACATTTTAGAAGTAATTTAGCTAATAGTATACTTTAGGCATCTTCCTTTGCTAACTTAGCAAAATAAGACATGGTATCTTCATCACCATTATCAATTTCTTCTACTGTTGCCGGTGCAACCGCCTCAACTGGATCGTTGATTTTAGTTTCCTCTTGAACAGTATAAGAACCTGCATTCATATCTTCACCAAGAACTCTCATCAATTTAGTTTTAAGTTCATCATATGTTTTATAGTTCTTTGGATTAGTGAACTCGGTGATATCATGTAGTTGATTATATACACCTTCCAACTTAGCTTCATCTGATTCTAAGAATGGTGTAGGTGTAGCAAACTCAGACTTATCATAGTTTCTATAACCTTCAACATTTCTTATCTTTAACTTAAAGTTTGCACCTTCCCAAAAATCAAATGCATCCATTGGAGTTTCATCCGCAAATTCAGGATTCATTTTATCCATAATCTTATCGAAGATTTTCTTACCAAATTTGTATAAGAATACTTTACCTTCGTTTTGAGGTGCTGATGGATCTTGAACTACATATATGTTAGTCACATAATGTAATCTTCTTTTCTGAGATCTTGCTTTTTCTTTATCAGCATCGATACCAGAATTCCAAAGTCTTGAATTAAGTTCACCGACTGGATCAGTTTGACCGATTGATGTAAGTGAGTTTTCAATATACCATAAACCAGTAGGACCTTTAAAACCGTGATCCCAATATCTTACAAATGGTATTGCACCATCTTTCCCTGGTAAGAACCTGATTACAGCATAACCATTACCGGCTTTATCTACTGTAGGTTTCCAAATCCTTTCATCGACGTAGGATTTTTGTTCACCACCACCGGATGCCTGTGCTGCTTCTATGATTTTATTGATGTTAGTGCCGCGATTGCGTTTTAATGTTTCAAATGACATAGTATTGTCTCCTTATTAACTGAAATATTAACTGAAATATTACTTGTATATTAATGTAATCCCGTCCGACTATCACTAGCTTCAGAACTACCTATATTATATATACAGCTTTATTCAAAAAGTGAAGAATCAATGGAATTTTTTTTCGGTAAGAAATTTAAATCCATTGCCTCTGCTTCAAGCTTATCTCTAATAACTGGTGATATAAACTTCCTTACATCTTCTGGTTCAATATCATTCTTGCTACAAACATGTAATATTGCATCCATATAAGGAATCTTCATATCAGCTACTGTATTTTCAATAAGCTTTGTAAATTTAGACTTAGTTAGAAATTGTTCTTCTACCTTCATTTGTCTAAAACCCTTAGTAATATTGTATCTTTATTTATTCTACCATTAGGTACTTTAGTTTTTGTTTTAAGTAGTTTCCAAGCATCATTAATTT